GTACTGAATATTATAATAAAGGTTCAACTTCTTGGCTCTTAAATCAATGTAGATAAATAAATGAAAGAATGGTGTGATGCTGTAATAGAAATGTCAGATTGTGAACCTCATAATTCTAAACATATTAAAAAAATATGTAATCATATTTTCAGATATATTTGTGTAACAAAAATTAAAGATATGAAAAAATTTAAAGAAAAATATGGGACAGATTATGAATTATTTATTCAAAGTTTATCAGAGTATCCATCTGAAATTATTAATGATATTTTAGATTATGATGGATTTTGGGAAAAAACACATGAATTTTGTAAAAAATATAAGTCGAAAACGAATCCATCTAAAGATTAAGATTATTATAATAAGAATGGGGGATACAATTATTGGAGTTCAATTTGGTATTGCTAATCCAGATGATATTATTTCAAGAAGTGTAGTTGAAGTTAAAACAGATAAAACTTATCAAGGTGATATTCCAGTTATTAATGGTGTATTTGATCCAAGATTTGGTGTTACAGAACAAGGTAAATCATGTCCTACATGTAAACAAAGTCATCTTTTATGTCCTGGACATTTTGGACATATTCGTTTAGCTCGCCCTGTATATCTTTATCAATTTATTGAAGTTATTCAAAAAGTTCTTGCTATAGTTTGTATTTCATGTAGTAATCCTTATTTACCTGATGATTATCTAGAACATATTTCTCAAGATTATAAAGGAACACAAAGATTTAATGCAGTTCGTGAATCTACTACTACTTATAAAGAATCAGATTTGAAAGAATCATCATCATGTGGTCATTGTGGATCACAATTAATTAAAAAAGTAACTAGAGCTGATGGAAATGTTACTGCTCTTCAAGCTATGACATATAAAGAAAATTCCGAACCATTTCGTCTTCAATCTGAATTAGTACTAAGATGTTTTCAAAGAATTACAGATAAACATATTGATCTTATTGGATTTAATCCTAAATTTTCTAGACCTGAATGGATGTTATGTACAGTTTTAGCTGTTCCACCTTTGACTGTTCGTCCTTCTGTTATTATGGAAGATAATCAAAGATCTGAAGATGATTTAACACATAAACTAATTGATATTATACGTCAAAATAATTCTGTTCGTGATAAAATTGATAAAGGTGAATCTGCTGATATTATTAATAAATTTACAGATCTTTTACAAATTCATGTTGCTACATATGTTGATAATGATATTAAAGGTATGCCTCCAGCAGCACAAAGATCAGGTCGTCCTCTAAAAACTCTTAAAGCACGTTTTGGAGCAAAAGATGGACGCGTTCGTGGAAATTTGATGGGTAAACGTGTAGATTTCTCTGCTAGATCAGTTATTACACCTGATCCAAATATTGAAGTTGATCAATTAGGTGTTCCTGAAGAAATTGCAAGTAATTTAACTTTTCCTGAAATTGTTACTCCTTATAATCGTGATAGATTACTTATGTATGTTAGAAATGGTCCACAAAAATATCCAGGTGCTAAAACTATTGAATTTAAAGCTGATGGTCGTAGAATGCATTTAGGATTTATTAATCGTGAAAATGTTGATCTAAAAGAAGGCGATATTGTTCATAGACATCTTGTAGATAATGATGTTGTATTATTTAATCGTCAACCTTCACTACATAAAATGTCTATGATGTGTCATCGTATTCGTATTTTGCCATATTCTACATTTCGTCTAAATGTTTCAGCAACTAAACCTTATAATGCAGATTTTGATGGTGATGAAATGAATATGCATGTACCTCAAAGTGTTACAGCAGCAACTGAACTAAAAATGCTTGCTTCATTACTTAGACAAATTATTTCACCAAGAACTTCAGCACCAATTATTCAAGTTTTCCAAGATACTTTAACTGGAGTTTATAGAATTAGTGATAATTCTGTTAGTATTCCTGAACATATTGCAATGAATATGTTAGCTCGTATGAAACGTCCTCTTTCATCTTTTAAACGTATTGATAAACCAATTTCAGGTAAAGATGTTATTTCAAATGCATTTCCTTTAATGAATTTTAAAAGTGGTTCAGTTGAAATTAAAGATGGTCATTTCACTTCAGGTAGATTAGATAAAGGTTCATTAGGTAAAGCATCAAAAGGTATTATTCATACAATTTTCAATGATTTTGGACATGAAAGAACTGGTGATTTCATTAATTCAGTTCAAAATATTGTAACAAAATTTAATATGTTTTCAGGATTTTCTACTGGTCCATCAGATTTGATAGCAAATATTAAAACAACAGAAGAAATTGAATTAGCATTGCAAAAAGGTAGATCTGAAGTTTCAAAAATTTTATCTGATATGCATTCAGGAAGATTTATTAATAATGAAGGTAGATCTAATGGTGAACAATTAGAATTGCAAATTACAAAAGCTCTTAATGAAATTAATTCAACTATTGGTAATAAAGCCGTATCAAGTTTACCTTCATCAAATCGTATGCTTCAAATGACAGATAATTACGCAGGATCAAAAGGTTCTGCATTAAACATTACACAAATGATGGCATTACTTGGACAACAACTAGTTGATGGTAAACGTATTAAATATACAATGGATAATAGAACTTTACCACATTTTACTAAATTTGATGATGGTCCTGAATCAAGAGGATTTGTTGAAAATTCATTTATTTCAGGTATTCGTCCAACAGAATTCTTCTTTCATGCTATGGGTGGTCGTGAAGGTTTGATTGATACAGCTGTAAAAACTTCAGATACTGGATATATTCAACGTAAACTTGTTAAATTAATGGAAGATATTCATGTTGATCAAGATTATACTGTTCGTGATATTAATGGTTGTATTGTACAAATCTTATATTCAGAAGATGGTATTGATTCAACATGTGTAGAAATTCAAGAATGTGATTTAGCAATTCTTACACTTGAACAACTTTATTCAAATTTTGGTTGTACAAAAGAAGATTTTAAATCTGTTTGTAAAGAAGTTTCTGAAAATCCACCTGATCTTATTGAACAAATTATTGAAGATAGAAAAATTTTAATTAATAATATATTTAGATTTCAAAATAAAACAGAAATTAGAGCTCCAGTACATTTTAATAGATTAATTGCAAAATATAAAAATCCATATTCTGTTAAAACTGATTTAACACCTGATTATGTTGTTTCTGAATTAGAAAAACTTACTAAAACTGCTTATATACAATCAAATAAACTATTTCATATTTTACTAAGATTTAATCTTGCTCCAAAAAAATCTATTATTATTAATAGATTTTCTAAAGAATTATTTGATGAATTAATTTCAGAAATTAAATTTCGTTATATGAAATCTTTAGTTCATCCTGGTGAAATGGTTGGTCCTCTTGCAGCTCAATCTATTGGTGAACCTACAACACAACTAACTCTAAATACTTTCCATACAGCTGGTACAACAAAAGCTAATGCTACTCAAGGTGTTCCACGTATTAGAGAACTTTTAGATGTATCCGAAAATCCTAAAAATCCTTCAAATGTAATTTATCTAAATCCTGAACTTTCTTTATCACAAGCAAATGCTTTAAATATGATGAAAGTTATACAAAAAACAACTTTGAGAGATATTACAAAATCTGTAAGAATTTATTATGATCCAAATCCATTAAGTTCAGATACATTAGTTCAAGAAGATCGTGAAATTTTAAAAGATTTTGAAAAATTTTCATTGACAAAAGGTTGTGCATCACCATGGATTATGAGATTAGAATTAGATGAACAAAAAATTGCTGAAAGACGTGTTATTGATATGACATTAATTCAATCTAAAATTGAAAATAATAAAGTTCTTAAAGTATTTGAATGTATACATTCAGATATTAATTCTGAAAAACTTGTATTAAGAATAACATTTGGTATTGATGTTGCACGTAATGCTTTATCTCTTCGTTTTATTGAAGATAAATTACTTGATACAATCCTTACAGGTGTAGATGGTATTGGTAGAGTATTTCCACGTGAAATTAATGATGAACTTGTATATGATGAAAAAATTGGTGGTTATCGTCCAATGAAACAACATGTATTAGATTCTGAAGGTTCAAATTTACTTGAATTATTTACAAAAGAAAATGTAGATTGTACACGTTCATTCTCTGATGATATACATGAAATTCTTAATATATTTGGTATTGAAACTGCTCGTATGACTTTATATGAAGAATTAATGAAAGTTTTCGTATCAGAATATATTAATTATCATCATTTATGTCTACTTGTTGATGCTATGACATATCATGGACATTTTGTTGAAATTAATAGATTTGGTATGTCAAAATTAGATAATGGTGTTCTTGCAAAATCATCATTTGAACAAACATCTAAAATTTTATTTGATGCTGCTGTATCAGGAGAATTTGATACTATGAGAGGTGTATCAGCAAATATTATGTTTGGACAAATACCACCATGTGGTACAGGATTTGTTGATATTCTTATTGATGAATCTAAATTACCTGAAGGTGATGATGAAATTAATATTGAAGAAGAAGATCTAAAACATGCTAATGAATTTGTAAAATCACAAGAAGAAAAAGGTGAATGTCGTCTAGATGATATTTTAATGGCTTGGTAATTTACATAATATAAAATTAATAAAGTAAAAAATGTCAGATCAACCTAAATAAATAATCTTGTAATTCCACGAAGAAAACTTCCAAAAAAATATAATCCAAAATTTCCTTTTGAATATGCTGTATAAAATAAAAGTCCAAATATAATTGATAATCCACCACCTATCATCATAGCCATAGGTAAACTTTCATGATAATCTTGTCTTAATTTTTCAGTATAATATACAGCATAAAAAATAACACTTAATCCTGCTAAAATTAATGCCCACCAAACCATTTTATATTACTTCTTAGAGTAAGTTTTTACCCTAAGAAGTGGGTTTCCCTTTTTATTCTTTCACTAAAAAATTAGTTAGATCTTTTTTAAGATGAGGATATTTAATATAAAATTCTTGAAGTTTTGTAATTGCTTCTTTCAATTTATCTTTTAGAGAAACTGCCTTTGAAGATGTCGTTTTCCATTTAATTTTTTCAGATTTAAGATCGATACCAAATCTATCTCCGTGGGCACCATTTGCTTTAATATACCAAATATGTGTTGGCAGTTCTTCAATACCTTCAGGTAGAGTTGCTGAGCGTTTCTTGGCAGTTTTATTTATATTTTGTTGAGTTTGGGTAGCTAGACGCAGATTTTCTTTACGATTATCTAGACCATCTCGATTAATATGATCAATTGACATTTTGGCGCCTTTTCCTGGAAACACAATATTGTTCATAATAAAATTGTGGAGATAAATTAGTTTTGTCTCTCCGTTTATTATTGTCTGAAGTGCTATGTAATGACCATTTGAACTGCTATACCAATGTCTTGCTTTAACTCTTTCTAGATCATCTTTATCTATTTTAAACTTTACATGGCTTCCCTTTGAAGTTAGAGTTCCTTCAATATAATCATCAACTTCTGTATATGTTATAGGAATTCCCTTCACTCCACCACCAAGTTTCCTCCTTCTACCTTCATTCTCACCAGGAATATGAGTCATTGCGTGTGGCTTATATTTTTGGTTATTGTTATTTTCCATTTTTATTGTATAATAATTAGTACCGTGTAAATCACTGGGTGGAAGCTTAGTTGGAATAAGCTAAACCGCCCATGCCGGACATTACACGAAGAACGTTGTAGTTTAGAGCATATACACGTACTTGTGCAGTATTACCACCCGTAACGGTATTTACTGAAACTGTGAGTTGTAAAGTAGCTTTATCAATACGAGAAAAGTTACAAGTTCCAGAAGGTTGGTGTTCTTCAGGTCTTAAAGAGAAGGAATAAACGTTAATACCAGTAGAAGGGGTACGAGTGTGGTGTTGATAAGGTTGTACTTTATCAAAATAAGAACCTTCACGTTCAGTGAAACGATCTTGTCCATTTAATTGTAATTTAGCAACTTCAACAGGGTTTTTACCTTCACATCTTACACCAGATGCTAAAATTACTTTAGCAAGTAAATAATTTACACCAGTATCAAATACAGTTGCTTCATCACCAGTACCTTCTCCTTCAGTAGCACTATATCCGGTAATATTATTTGGGCCAAGAGACATTTTACCAAGACTACCAGTGGCTGAAGAAACACCATTAGTAGTTGTACCTGCTCTAGAAAGTAGAGACATAATAGTACCTTCCGTAGAAAAGTCATCGGAATAATTGAAAGGTTGTTGTCCACCTGCAACAGCTAGCCATTGAGGATTAGCGCAATCTACAAAAGAATCACGTTGTACTACCCATAAAAGTTCTTTTACAGGGTGGTTAAAATTTAATTGAATTTTGTTAGAAGAAGAAGTAATAGATTCAGCACCAGTATATTGTACTTGTTCAATTAAATATTCATGAGATTGTTGAGCAAATCGGCGTCTTTCTTCAGTATCTAAATATACATAATCAACATATAAAGAACATGCGGCTAAAGATTTAGCAGAAGGTCTTACAGCTAAACCTCCAAGATTCAAAGCAAATGTACAATTTTCCCAAGTGTCAAAAGTTACATTTAGACGAACTTCGTGATATTGTAAAGCAATTAAAGGAATTGCCAATCCAGGATTGCGGCAAAACCAAAATTGTAAAGGAATATACAAAGTTTTAGCAGGAGTACCTGCGCGACCAAGACAAGACATAGTGAATTCATCGGCAGCGCAAGTATCATCTAAAGCTTTGCCAAGAGAAGTTTTAAGTAATACAAGATCGTGAGTATTACCAACTAAACTATCAAGAGCAGGAACTTGTCCAGCTTCAGTAGATAATTGAGTCCAAATTTGCATCCAATCACCATATTGACGATCAATACGTTGACCACCAATTTCTAATTCAACTTGTTGAATTAAACGATGGCCAATATAACTTACCCATCTGAATGAATTGTAAGATTCATCTGCCAAATCAACTTCAGGTAAAACTACTTGTACATAAGTTCTGAACATTAAATCAGCATTACGATTAATTACAGCAGTTACACGTTTATTGAAATCAGCTTGTCCATTAAAAGTTACTTCAATAGATTCCATTGCAAAATTGGTGTGGCGTTTATATAAAATTTTCCAAAAGGTAATTTGAGGATTACCTGAAATATAAATATCTTGAGCACCATAAGCTACAAGTTGTAAAAGACCACCAGCCATTTTTGTTTATACTCTTAAGTGAGAAAAAAAATCGACGACGAAAACTTCTAAATTAGCCTGTTGATCCAAAACCACCTTCACCACGTGAATCAGGTGGTAAAGGCAAATCATTAACTAATTTAACAGTTTCCCATGGCATCCAATTTTGTCTACATAATTGAAAATATCTTTTTTCTTCAATATTAATTTCATTTGATTTATTAATTAAATCAACTTTTGCTTTTACTGATCCTCTATATCCCATATCAATCAAACCAATAGAATTTGACAATCTCATAGATGTTGAAGAAATTGATGATCTTGGTATTAGTAAAACAGGTTCAGGATTACCACTTTTATCTGTACAAGCAATTTTAATATCAAAATCTAAAGTAACTTGATTATTTGTAGCATACAATGTTTGTTTTAACATTGGTATATCAAATCCTGAATCTGTCATTCTTCTATTTTCAATTTCATTTCTAATAAGTTGTTGCAAAAATACATTTGAAGTTTGTATATGTAGCATTTTTATTAAAGTAATGTTTCTTCTGTTAAAATTTAAATGCGATTAAAAAACATATAACTGCTGAAGTTTGAATAACTAAAAGTTTTAAAGATTCATATAATGATATTCTACCTAATGAAAAATTTAAAATAATAAATAAAGGATTAAAATGTGTTATAGATTCTTTTGAAATTAACATAGCAGATGTATAAGCTAACCCGATAAAATAAGGATTATTATTTGTTAATAAAGCAGATGCACATATTAATAAAACACCCATAAATTCTAAAAGTTCAGGAATCATTCCTTTTTCTTTTTACAAAGAGAATCATATAGTTTAAATAGTTACAAACTATTAATAAAAATGGAAGAATATTATAAACAAAAAGTTACATTTCCTTCTGATATTAATGAACATCTTCCTACTTTAAAAGAATATACTTTGAAATGTAATTCTGTAGTTGAATGTGGTGTTCGTAATATTGTAAGTTCATTTGCATTTGCTGTTGGTCTTAAAGGACGTCCAAATACATATACAATGGTAGATCCTTACAAATCAAATCAAATTGATATTTTTCTAAAAATGTGTCATCAAGAAGGTGTGAATGCTACATTTGTTAATCAAAGTGATCTTGAATGTCCTTTAGTTGAAACAGATCTTCTTTTTATTGATACATGGCATGTTTACGGACATCTGAAACGTGAATTAGCTTATTGGCATTCAAGTGTTCGTAAATATATTATTATGCATGATACAACAATTGATGAAATTTATGGTGAAACATTAAGAGTAGGATGGGATACAAATCGTCAATCTAAAGAAACTGGAATTCCAGTTCATGAAATTACAAAAGGTCTTTGGCCTGCAATTGAAGAATTTTTACAAGAACATTCAGAATGGAAACTTGAGAAACGATATACAAATAATAATGGATTAACTATTTTGACTAGAGTTCTCTAACAAATACGTGATATCCTTTTGATGAAAATTGTTCATAATCACATGAATGTAAATCTTCTCCACATAAAAGAACTATTTTATTCGGAGAATAATATTTATTAACTAAATCAAATCCAGGTAAACCACGATGATAAGAACCATAAATAATTAAATCATATTTTTGATTAGTAATATCTGTAGTTATACTAGCATTTTTTGTTTTATCATGTAATTCTTGAGGAATATTTCCTGTATATGTAATTCCTTTACCATAATATTTTGTATAAGGACCATCATCTTTATAAATATGTGGAATTTTAGGATAATCATGACATTCAGATCCAATTAAATCTTTAAATCCTTGTAAAGTTAAACAACGTAAATAATCAGGTCCTATATTACCTGAAAGAAATAAGATTTTTTTAGCTTCAGAATTTCCTGATTTATCTAAAATATATTGAGCCATTTTTTTAGTAGTTAAATTAGCTTTTGTATATTCTAAAAGTTCAAAAGCTAAATTTCCTGGATCTAATCCTGATTCATAAAATTTATTTGCTTTTAAAACTAAATCTTTAGGAAAAAATGTCATTGTATTTTGAGGACAATTTTCAAGATCTGGAAAATAAGGAATACATCCTTGTGATAAAATTTCATAATGTCTCATACAATCCCATCCTGCTTTTTTAGTTGTTTTAGCAAATACAGAAGTTTTATATTCATTATAATAATCAGATTCAGTTTGATAAATATATGTAGATAATACTCCAGGAATCAAATCTGAAATCCGTTTAGTTTTAGGATGAATTTCAGAAATAATTTTAGATTCTGGTATAGAAAATCCTATTGGATATACAGGCATTTTTTAAATTAATTGTTTATTATTTAAATCCATGATGAACATTTTGTATGAGTTTTATAAAATTCTAATTCACCAGGTTGAAATTCAGATTTCCAATATGTTAACCACGGTCTATGAACAGCAGTAAAATTTCCAGCTACACGAATATATACATCTTTAGGATATTTATGATTTACTAAACAAAAAGTTGTATCAATTCCTGTTTTCCATAAATTTGGAAATTCTGAATCATTTATAGGATATCTCCACATTTGAGATTCCCATTGTTTTATTGTATAATATCCGTATAATAATACATCATCACGAATATCTTTTGTAATATCTAAAGCAAATCCAACTTTGTACGCTTGATATTTTTCAGATATTTTATTAAGTGTTTCCATAAAATCTTGTGGTAAATTTGGATTTAAAAGTAAATCAGGATCTGTAATGAAATATTTATCTCCTCCTATTTTACGTATTTCATTACGATATACAACTGTATGACCATAATTTTGTGGCATTCTAATAACTTTTACATCTGTAGAATCTAAAAATTTAAGTAAAGGAGGATATGTGCTACAATTATCTACAATAAAAATAGATGTAGTATACTTCTTTAATTGTTCAACCATAGACTTTACATAAGTTAAGTTATTAAATGAAATTATAAATATTGGTAGCATTTTATATTTCTTAAAATATTATCATTTAAATGAATTGTTTTACATAATCAACATGTTTTTTTTCAATATCAGAATATGAAGGGCGTTGAACTACTAAAGAAGGAGCTACTAAATACCAATTATCACGAGCTTGTATTCTTTGCCAATACATATCTAGAGCATACATAGGTGGTGATCTAGTTAAAGTTAATCCATGTGCTCCATCTTTAAAATTTTGAAGAAGAGTTTTATAATAATGTTTATTAACTAGAAATGAAGTTGTAGTTTGTGATTTTTGTAATTTATATGTAATTTTATCATATACAGGAACAACTGCTCCTAAAACAATAACATCATAAGGATTCTTAGATAAACTTTCAAGAATTGGATAACTTTTATCAAAATTTGACCACATTCCATCATCTTCAATAACAAGATAATTAGACCATCCTTCTGAAATAGCCATTTCTAAAACTGCAATATGAGATTTTGTACATCCTAATGCACCAAAATTTTCTTTAATAGCATTAAATCTTTGAATTTTTTCAGAAGGAAATATTGAAAGTTCAGATTCAATTTCTTGTCTTCTATCCGTTCTATGTTCCAAATTAATATATACAACTTTTTCAATAAATTCAAACATTTATTATACTATAAAACGATCTATGTAATTCGGTGTATCTTGAGTAACATCCGAATATGATGGAGGTGAATACATCATTTGTACAAGAAACCAGTTATCTCTTTGTTGAACATTATTCCACCATGTATCTATAGCATAAGTTGTTTTAGGATATCGTGTACGAAATGGAAATGGTCTAGGATCAACATTTTTAATATAAAGTCTTAATCCTTCTTCAAAATTCTGAAGAAGTCTTGTATAATATGATGAATTTACTAAATATGCTCCAGTTCCATAACATTTAGTTAATTTTAAAGAATCCTTATCATAATTACATAACATTCCTCCTAAAACTATAGAATCATAAGAAGTCATTTTCTCATATAAGAGATCCCATTTTTCTTCTTTGAATACCATATCATCTTCTAAAATCAGAACATTTTTCCATCCTGAAGAAATTGCCATTTTTAAAATAGCAATATGACTTTTTGTACATCCTATAGCACCTTCTGTATGACGAATTGCAGAAAATCTCATAATATTCTTACATGGAATTTTATGTAATTCTTTCTCAATTTGTTCACGTCGATCAGTTCGATGGTCTAAATTAATATATACAACTTGTTCAATCATTATTTTCTTCTTAGAAAACTTAAGGTATATGGTTTTATTACTTTTTTTGGAGGATTAATAAAATATAATCCTGTAGTATCCATAGAAGGATCATTAAACCATTTTGGTGGGAAATAAATTGGACGATCATTATTCAAAAAAGCACCCCACCATGAAAAAGAAGAATTTGCGCAAATACATCCTTTTGCTTTAGACATTAATAGCAAAGTATCAACTTCAGATTCTTGAATAATTTGAATTTCTGGAAATAAACTTTGAGCATATTGAATATCATTCGTAAAAATAACATATGTTTCTCCAGGATGTTTATCCATACATTCTTTATAATACTCTTTCATATCGATAAAATGAAGTGAGTTTCCTATATAATCTCCTCCTCTTACATGAATGAAAAATTTTGATGAAATATCTGGATATTTTTGTAGTATAGATTCATCAAAAGTTAATGATTCAATCATATTATAATAATTTTTATTTAAATAATATTCAAAACGTTGAAAATAACCATATATCTTTAAATTTCCATCTATTTTATCAATGTTTGATTTCCAATTTTCATATGCTAATTTAGGATTTTCATGCAATATAATAGTTGGTTTATTATTATAATATGGCTTCCATTTTGAAAATATAGTATCAAAATAATTTTCTTTTGAATGAGGTGTAGGAGTTTGTAAAGAATCTATAAAAATATGATTTCCAGTTTGCTGTCTCAAATATAAAAGAAATCCTAATTGAAATAATTGATTTCCAAGCCCACCTTGTAAGTGTATAGTTATCCATCTAGGATTCATATTTAAAATTTCATACTTACTAGAATCATCTTTATTTATAACTTTACCTTCTATATCCGAATAATCCGATAATTGTAAAACTAGAGTGGGATAGACTATATACCAATTATCCAAACGTTGTAATGACTGCCAATATTGATCAATTGCATAATTATGAGATTTATCATACTCTTCATCTAACTTTTTTGCACCTTCTTCAAAATTTGTTAAGAGAGTTTGATAATAAGATTGAGAAACTAGATATGAAGTTGTACAACAAGAATTATAACATCGATAAGTCTTATCAAATGATAATAATGTTCCTCCCAAAAGAATTACATCGTAAGGTTTAGAAATTAATTCTTCAAGTAATGAATAACTATCTAAATTAAAAACAGCATCATCTTCAACAACCAAATAATTTTTCCAACCAAATTTAATAGCAAGTTTTAAAACTTCAATATGTGATTTTGAACAACCAAGATGACCTCTTTTAAGTTCATGAATAGCATCAAATCGCTGTACTTTTTCAGAAGAAAAAATAGAAAGTTCTTTCTCAATATTTTCTCTACGATCTTTGCGATGTTCTAAATTAATATAGACTACATTCTCTATAAATTCAAACATTATTTATTATATTAGTTTTGATTCTAAAAATCCTTTCATAAAACAAACTTTAGGATGTAATAAATCTGAAGGACTATTCAACATATGAATAAATTGGTTATTAATTTGAATTTGTCCAAAACATGGTTTACCTTGATATTTAAAATAATGATCTTGATATGGGTGGGGTCCGACATTTGATATTTCTTTCCACGGAAACAATGGAACGATACGATCCCGAAACCAGTAATCTTGTTTTTTAATATTAAGTTTTGAGATGAATGTGTACCAATTTTGTCCACCGGTATCAAAATGATCAATTGCCGTCCAATCCATATTTTGATCTTTTACAAAATCAAATCTATAAAAAGATAGCCACGGATGTAAGAACCAGGGTCCTTCAACCATGTCATTTTTAAAAAAAAGACTAGGTGTTTTATGAGTGTCAGGTTCACATAAATCGCCCCACATACCATACTCATCAAGAAATGAGATTATTGAAAAGTCTTTAAACATGAACATATCTTGATCTAAAAATGCAAAATATTTAGGTTGCCTTTGTTTAACAATATTATTATAAACATAATTCAATTTTGTTCCGAGAATAACTGATACATTTTTACCTTTCATACATAGACTATTTGGAATACTTATTAATTGCACATCTTCAATCATGCACAATTTTGCTAATTGTTTACTTAATTCCGGATATTCTCCACAATTTGAATCTAATATAATTATCTTAAATGGATCCTTACAAAATTTACGGATTGTTTTAATTTGGTATTCGGCACAAAAAAGGTTCGCATGAATAAGTAGATAAAATTCAATCATTATTTATTAAATAAAATAAAAAATTACATAAGTTATAACGCAATTAGCAGATAGCATTTTATTTAATTATGCATTATTGTTTAAGTTTAAAGAATTACTCTAGTTTTTTCAGTTTAAATATTACTTAATATTTAAATACTAAAATGGAACATTTGATATTATTTACTCCAAGTTATCCGATTGAACGAATTGGAAAAAATAATGATGGAGGTTATGTCATATGTAATTTGCCAGGCGAATATGATTTATTTATTAGTGGAGGTGTATCTAATGATATCAGTTTTGAACAACATTTTTTGAAAAAACATCCTAATTTAAAATGCTATGCTTTTGATGGAACAATTAATTCTCTTCCGGAAAATGATAGTAGAATTTCATTTATAAAGAAAAATTTGGGAAAGGAAACATCTGAAACAACAAATCTAAAATCGTATATGGATAGTTTTGAAGATATTTTTATGAAAATTGATATTGAAGGTCATGAATTTAGATTATTTCCTGAATTAGAAACCTATATGACAAAAATTAAACAACTAGTACTTGAAATTCATAGTCCCGACGATATTAAATTACATCCTAAATATTTTAAAGGTCTCCAAGATATTGATCATAAATTTATGTTCAGTATGTTTTCTATGATTAATAAAACACATACTTTAGTCCATGTTCATGCAAATAATGGGTGTCAAAGTCATGTATATGATGGTATTAAGCTTCCAAATGTATTTGAATGTACATTCATTAGAAATGATTTTGTTACAGAAAAAATCCCTAATAAAACACCACTTCCATTAAGTATTGATATGTGTAACATTGTAGGAAAGCCGGATTATTTTATCAATTCTTTTCCTTTTGTTAATTAAATGATAATCGTCAGTGGTTATTATACGATTCCAAGTAAAAAATCAAAAGAATTCTATTATGGACATATTCAAAGATTTTTTAAAAAACTTACTTGGCAGAAAATTATCTTTTTTACAGATCAAGAAAATTTTTTGAGTCTAAGACATTTTGCACGATCAAATGTTCAATTTGTATTAAAAGATTTCAATGATCTACCTGTCTTCCAAGATTTTTCTGAAGAGTTTTGGAAAGAACAAATGAAATCAAATCCTGAACAATATCAGACATGGCAATTAGGAGCTATATGGGCATCTAAATCTTATTTTGTTCGCAGAGCATCTGAATTATCACATGATGAATGGTTTGTTTGGGTTGATGCCGGCTGTGTGCGAACAGAAGAATGGAACTTAAATAATTTTACACGTCGTAATACTTTTTCTGATCCTGGAGTATATGTACAATTATTACATGCTTTACCATCAAAAGATTTATTTGAACTTCCAGATGTATTTATAGCAGGTTCTCATATTTTGTTTCATAGATCAAAAATTGATTTCTATATAGAATCATATAAAGAAAATATTAATAAATATATTCAAAATAAAAAATGTATTATTAATGATCAATATGTTATAGCTTCAATGTGTAAAGATTCTTCATTTCTAAAGTTAGTATCTTACAATGTTTCATGTCCAGATAAATGGTTTTTCTTTTTTAGTATTATATAAATGTATAATCTTTCCATTTGCGCAGTGTTTAAGAATGAATCTCATATTTTAGATGAATGGTTACAGCATTATATAGTAAGAGGAGTTGATCATTTTTATTTAGTAAATGATGATAGTTCAGATAACTTTATGGATGTATTAAACAATTATAGTGATAAGGTAACTCTTTTTCATAATGATATTCTGACAAAAAATGTAGGAAGACAAGTATTAATTTATGAAAAATATTTTAGAGATATTTTGACTAATTCAAAATGGTTCGGAATTATAGATTTAGATGAGTTTTTATATAGTCCTTTAAATATACCTTTAAATACAATCCTAACCAAATATGATTGTTATTCACAAATACAAATAGACTGGTTGCAATTTGGTAGCAATGGACATATACGACAGCCTTCATCAGTTGTTTCTGGGTTTACTAAACGAGCTGTATTTGATACGTCAAAAACATATTATTCATATAAATGCCTTTTTAAAGGCAACTCATTACTCAGCTTTAATGTTCACAAAAATGAAGTTATGGGTGATACTATTCATTTAAAGTATGATGAATCAGTAGATCTTGTTATTAATCATTATTCAGTTCAGTCCCTTGATTTTTTTATGAAAGTAAAATCAACTAGAGGAGATGTTAATAATTGGTTTGATCATCAAAAATTATTACGTAATAAAGAATATTTTGATAGATATGATACTAACCATGTAGAAGATTTGAAACTTTTAAATCAGATTAAATATACTCCAAAATTAAAAGACGGAGTAACTTTAGTAATTACATCTTGCAATAGACCTGGACTACTTGATAAAACTCTTCAGTCTTTTCTACAAAAAAATACGTATCCTATTTATGAAACTATACTTCTAGATGATTCAGGAGTTATAAGTTGTAATGATTCTGTGGTAGACAAATATAAACAACTTAATATAACTAATCTATACAATAAGCAAAATCTAGGACAAACTGAAAGCATTGATAAGCTGTATTCTTATGTACAAACAAAATATATCTTTCACTGCGAAGAAGATTGGGAATTTTTACAGCCAAACTTTATTGAAAAATCTATAAAAGTATTTAATGATAATCCTGAAGAAAAGATCTATACAGTTTGGTTACGCCCTCATAATAGTACATCAGGACATCCTATTATAAAAGATAATCTTGGCAGAGGTTACTATGAAATGAAACGAGATTTTTCATATATAGATAAAGGTATTAAGTATACGTGGGGAGGTATAACGTTTAATCCTGGTCTTCGCAAAACGTTAGATTGTTTGAAGTTTCATCCATATGCGAAAACATGTGAAAAGATGGAGAAAAATGGTAAAGAATATATTGGGGAATATACAATCAATAAAAAGTATGTAGAACAAGGCTATTACGCGATGATTTTAGATGATCCAGTAGGTCATGTTGATCACATTGGATGGAATCATCATATAAAACGTTTCTGGGATTAAATAAAATGAAGATTGCTCTTGTATTTAATGGACAACCTAGACTTTTCGATAAATCTTTCAAAAAATTTCAAGAAAATCTAAATATGGAAAATATTGATATATATGCATATGTTTGGAAAACTCATGATTATAAATTAATAAATAATATTTCTAATATTGTAGATTTTGAGTTTATAGATCCTATAGAAGATTTTCCTGATTCACAATATTCTCAATATTTTTGCCTACAATATGCGTGTAAAAAGTTTGAAGAGTATACAATAAAAAAAAATATATTTTATGATTATATTATTAGATCAAGAACCGATATCTATTTGCATAATAAAATTGATAATTTTGATTTTACTTTTGATAAACTATATGTAGCGAGTAACCACTGGTGTAACAATAAACTATTTGATGATAATATAATGTTAATGTCACAAGAGAACTATATAAAAATTTTTTCAAATATATATTATTTTTTTCTTGAAGGCTTAAATTTACGTAGTCCACATCCCGAAGAAATTTTGTATAGATATTTGAAATCTATAAATATGTTAGAAAAAATTAATAGAACACAAAAACTAGATTTCAAACTTACTAGATGCGTTATTACAAGATAAGAACATTATTTCTTCCGGGAGTTTGCATAAAGCATTCCTGAAATAAATCAGGACGCTGATATAAACATATTGTTAATATAGTTTCATCAAGTCCAAGTAATTTTTCACTTAAAGATTTATATATG